AGTTCTTGCCGATGCTCCTGCCAGCGGCCGCGATCCCGGTCGCGACGTCGGGGAAGCTCTGCCCGGTGCTCATGCCGGTCTTCGGATCCATCAGCCCGGCGGGGTTGTTCTTCTCCCGCAGCATGGCGGACGTGCCCCGCCCGGTCTCGTGGGCGATCACAGCTGCCATGGTCGCCGGGGGCACGCCGTTCTCGTTGGCCGCCTTGACCACGTCGTCGTAGTGGCCCTCCATCGGAGTGCCCTTGAACATCGTGTCGTAGGCACCCTTGTCCAGCTCGCCTCCGGCCGCGGCAGCTGGCGCAGCGCCAGCGCCTTGCCCAGCCGCCGGTCCTCCAGCAGCAGCAGCGGCAGGATTGGGCACCCCGCCCGTGGTGAGCGAGGCCGGAGCGCCACCCGTTGCAGGACCTCCGCCCGGCGCGGCAGGGCCTCCGCCGGGCTGCACACCGCCGGGGGCGAACCTGTCCCAGAATGACGGAGCGTGGGGCAGCGGTGTGATGCCCTCCAGCGGCTTCTTGTTCAAGTAGTAGTCGATCCGATCCAGCAGCTTGACGATCGCGTCGATGTCCACCGCGTCCTGCTTCAGTATCTTGGACAGTGGGTCGCCGAACGCCTTGACCAGTGCGGTGCCGACCTCCTCCGCGCTCTTGACCAGCTCGTCGATCGACGCCTTGACCTTCCGCCCGTCGACGATCGCGGCGTCCGCCGCCCTGCGCTGCTCGTCGCTCAGCCTGGTCATGCTCTGGAGCAGCCTGGTTGTAGGATCCAGCTCCAGCAGCTTGAGGAACTCGTTGGCCAACCGGTTGGCGTCCTGCTGCGCTTGGTGCTCCTCAACGCCCTGTTTCTTCAAGTCCTGGTAGCGGTTCTTCCTGATGTTCTCGGCCAGCTCCTGGACCTTGGTGTACTGCTCCTCCAGGGAGGACATCCGCTTGATCTTCTCCATCTCCTGGACCATGTACACGCTGTATTCGCCGGCCTTGTTCCTCAGCTCGAGGTAGCGCTGGGTGCCGACCCTGGTCAGGTCGCTCAGGGCCTCGACGAACCCCGCGACGCTGTTCTTGGCAGTCTCGCCGGCCACGCCGGCCTTCTCGAGCTGGTCGGTCATGTTCTTGAACGTCGAGGGCGCCACCCCGAGCAGCTTGGCCTTGTCCGCCATCTCCGCCAGCTTGGCGCTGGTCGAGGTGATGATCGCGCCCAGGCCGGCGGCCGCCAGCCCGAGTGGGCCGAACCTGCCGATCATGCCCAGCAGCGCCCGCTCGCCGCCTCCAGCCAGCTCGGTCAGCTTCTTGATGCTCTCGCCGAGCTCGGCCTGGCCCCGCTTGAACTTCTCGAACGAGGCCTGGGCCTGGCCGGAGGAGAGGCCGACGATCTTGCTCTTCAGCTGGTCCAGCTGCGAGGACGCCTGGTCGTCCAGGATGACCCTCAGGCGTAGTTCTTCAAGCTCCGTGGGCATCGGGCTATCCTCGCCTCAGGATGGGGTTGGGCAGGTCGATGACCTGGCCCTTGTGCTCAGGTGGGACATTTGTCCCACGTGCCACCAGCAGGTCGCTGATCCGCGCATCCGCGATCTGGAGCTTTGTGCGAAGCTCGGAGAGCTCATCAGCCTGGGCCTCGATCCGCTCGTGGAACGCCTCGGCCAGCCGGTTGATCGTGGCGAGGCCCTCGGCGAGGTCCGCCCGGCTCTGCTCGGAGGCGGCCCTGAGCTCTTGGATCTCTCGCTCTTCTCGGCCCATGAGCCGCCGCTCTCGCCTTCTCGCCTCCTCCTCTTCTGCGAGCTCTCGCCTGTGCCTGTCCGAGAGGCTCTCGATGGGCTCACAAAAAGAGTTATGTAACTCTTTTTGTGACAGCTTCCGGTCCACGCGCCTCAGCGTCTCCCTGGCCTCTTCAATGATCCGCTTGCCGTCCATGGCATCCACCTCTCAAATGTAAAACATGCTTTACATTTCACCGGGCCCTACCACGCCACGTTGTTGATGATCTGGGCCCCGCCGACCGCTACGGCCCACGCCGCCCATGCCCGCACCCTGATCGCGATGCATTCGGTCTGCCACAGGCTCTTGCTCGGGGCCGCCACCACGCCCGGAGAGCCGCTGACCAGCGGCAGCGGGTTGGTGTCCTCGGCGTGGACCACCATGTCGCTCGCCGTCTCGATGGTGGGGAGGCCCTGGTAGCCACTGTATGTAGCTGCTGGCGCGAACGCCGCGACGCTCTTGGCGGGCAAACCGAGGGTCACCAGGACCTCGTTCTCGAAGCTCTCTCCGGTCCGCAGCCTGAGCAGCGTGGCCTCGCGCGCCCCAGCGACGTAGATCAAATCGGACGGGTCGATCCCGGCGGCCGCTACCGCGGCAGCGAGGTTGGCCAGGTCCTCCTCCATCGCCTCGGTCTTGATCGTCTCGGCGCTAGCCGCGATCGGGACCACGCCGTGGAGCAAACCGGCCGGCCTGGTGGCGTCCGCGGGGTTCGCATCGAACGCGCACCGGTCGATGCTCGCAGAGCTGGCGTCGGCCAGGACCCGGCCGATCACCTCGCTGGCGCTCTCGGGCGTGGCCTCCTCGACCTCCTTGGTCAGCGCCGCCAGAATCAAGACTTTTCTCGCCGGGCCCAGCACCGTCTTGGCGAACGCCAGCTGGACCGACGGCGCGGGCAGTCCCTCGCCCACGAACGGCGGCCGGGGCGGGAGCGTGGCCAGGTTCGGCACCGAGATCGTGGTGATCCCGGACAGGTCCAGCTTGGTGCTCGCGTCGAACAACTTCAGGGCGGCCGAGCCCGGCGCGAAGCTGACGAAGCTCCCGACCAGGTCGATGTGGGGATAGTCTCCGGTGGAGGTCGGGGAGACCGCGGCCCGGGTGATGATCTGTCTGGCGCCCTCATCCCTCGACCAGCACTTGCGAAGCACCCGCTCGGGGTCCTCCTTCTTGATCGTGCCGAGCACGGAGGCGGTGACCGCCCTGCGCATGCTCCGCGCGTTCCCGATCCGGCTGATGGTCAGTACGTCGCTGGCGCCCATGGCTACCCTCACAATCGCTAGTTGTGAGGGTAGCCTAGCACCACCCGGGCCTCAGAGGGCGTACGCGTGCTGGTGAATAGTCAGGTGATGCACTCCTCTACGAACTCGAGCAGGAAGCGCAGGGACTCGCGCAGCTGCTCGGGCTGGTCGCCAAGGTCCCAGTTCGCGACCCCGGCCTTGGCCACCTCGATGGCGTGTTCGCGCTCGTCGAAGCAGTAGCCTTCGTACTCGCATTCCTCTTCGTAGGTCATTGTCATGGCGTCGTCCTCTCGCTAGATACGCGCGTGCCCTTCTCGGCGACGACGACGTCGTGCAAGAACCGCAGAGCCACGACGTCGCACAGGTACCGCAGGGCCTCGAGCAACAGCTCGGGCTTGCTCCGCTCCCAGCGCTGGACGATCTCCCTGGCCACGGTGTTGGCAAAGACGTACTCGGAGGTGAAGTTTTCGTCGTAGTCCTCGTCGGCTGTGATCATCTCATCCTCCTCCGTTCAAGGGAAAAGAGCTGGCCCGCCGGGAGTGGACCGAGGGGCCAGCCAAGTCTGACCGACAACTACAGGGCCACCATTGGTAGGAGCAAAACCATGATGGCCCAACGATCCTACGCGCCTCGGAGTGACTTTCAACCGCTTAGTTTGGACCTAGTTTGCTGGAGATTCACCTGGTGAATCTCCAGCAAACCCAACCGCATAGCCAAGAAAGTTCGTTAAGGCTTGATTAATGGATTGACTGATTGACTCCCGGCCGAATGCGGGGGAAAACTGGAGGCCCGCCAGGAATTTACCGCGAAATCCGGTGGCTAAGCCACGGATCCGCTGGTAGGTTTTATTTTGCATCGGACCTAGCTCGGACCTAGTGCGAATGGCCAAGCCCAGAACCAAGCACCCGCGGGTGAACTTGACCGAAGGCAGGGTGCGCCGGTTCAAGCCGCCCCGCTCTGGCTATGACCTGCACTATGACAGAACGGTGCGCAGATTGGCGCTGGCCGTGTACGCCTCCGGAACGAGGACGTGGAAGTTCCTCTACACCGTCCGGGGCAAGACCCAGTGGGTGACCATCGGCAGCGCGACCCACGTCACCGTCGCTGCGGCCAGAGACCAGGGCCACAGACTGGCTGCGGCAATCGCCGACGGGCGCAACCCCCAGTCCGAGCACATGGAGGCGCGGAAGGCGGACACCTTCTGGGGCCTCGCCGACAGGTACTTCGACGAGTATGCCGAGCAGAACTTAAAGAGCCACTACCAGACCAGATATTTGTTGACCAAGTACCTGCCCGACAGGTTTTGCGAGACCCGGGCGCGGGAGCTGAGCAGGGCCGACGTCAAGGCCATCCTGCTCCCGCTTGCGAGCAAGACCCCAGGAATAGCCAGGCAAGTGCTGGCCGCGATTTCCAGCGTGTGCCAGTGGGCCGTGGACGAGGCCGAGGTCCTCTCTGTAAATCCGTGCCGGGAGATCACGCGGACCAAGCCAGTGGCCCGGGAGCGCGTGCTCTCGATCGAGGAGTTGCCGAGGTTCTGGGCGGGGTTTGGCAACTCCGGTGTCGCTGGAGTTGCCCTCAAGGTCCTGCTTTTGACAGGTCAAAGGCCGGGCGAAATTGCGGCCATGAACCGTGCCCACGTTCGCGACGGGTGGTGGGAGATGCCCGGACAACCAGACGGCGAGCGGTGGCCCGGGACCAAGAATGCCAATTCTCACAGAATTTGGCTTCCGGCGGTGGCAGTGGAGCTGGTCTCTGAGGTAGAGGGCGGACCCACCTTCGTGTTCGGCCGCCGCCCGCACTCGATGGCCAAGGCCATGCGGTCCGCGATGGCCTCGATCTGCAAACAGCTCAAGGTAGAGCGGGCCACGCCCCACGACCTGAGGAGGACCCACGGTACCACGGTCTGTCGCCTGCTCGGGTTCGGCGGCAGCGACGCGATGAACCGCATCCAAAACCACGTCGAGGGCGGGATCACCACCACCTACAACCGCTACGGGTACGAGCTGGAGATCAAGACCGTTATGGAGCGGGTCGCCGAGGAGCTCATGCGGGTGGTCGCGCTCCCGCTGGGTTAAGTGTTCCCCAAGAGATCACCTTGGGCTGTTAAGGAACACTTAACTAAGGTATTAAAATACCCTGGACTAAGTGTTACCCATGGGGTATAAGTGTTACTCAAGAGAGAATTTTTCCAAGTGAGGAACACTTATGTCAAGAGGACTGGGTTGGGTGCAGCGGGAGTGCCTGCGCGTGATCGAGCAGTACGAGGCCGCCGGCAAGCGGCCGACCACCTTCAACATCGCCGCGGAGGTCTTTCAGGTCAAGCGCGGGCGAACGATCAGTGACGCGCAGCACGTCTCGACCAAGCGCGCGCTGTTCAACCTGCGGCGCAAGGGGCTCGTCTCGGGGAAGCAGGAGGTCACCATTGCCGAGGACGGCCGCAGGATACTCGCGGTGGTTGGCCCGGACGGCCGGACCGCCGAGCGGTGCTGCTTTTGGTCAAAGTACAAACCATTCTTTGCTAATGCCGCAGAAGTGGCCGATGCGAGAAAGCGACTAGAGAACAAACCATGAACACGAAATATTCAAACAGGAGACTTATGAGATGACCATCATCATCCTATTCATCGTGGTCGCGGCCGCGGTCATGCTCGGCGGGGTGGGCGCGATCAACCTGACCCAGGACCCGGACGTTCAGCGAAAGAGGCGCCAGCTCGCGCGGAGAAACAACGCCGGGTTCGCCAAGTTCATCTTCCTCGCCGTCTTCGTGATGCTGTGCCTCGGCCTGCTCAAGACCGCCGTGGGCGCCGGCGGCGACCACCTGATGCGCGTCGGGCGGAACGACACCATCGCCTGCGAGCAGCAGGGCCAGCTGTTCTTCCCCGACGGTGAGACGCCGGACTGCATCGACCTGCCCGCCGGCACGGTGGTCAGCGTGGAGCGCAGGCACCAGAACTTCTGGTGCGTCGAGATCATCGGCCGAGTGTACCAGGACCACTGCCTGTGGACCCACGGCGACATGCTTGAGGAGAGGACGCCATGAGTGACAACCTTCCGGCGAGGCTCCGCAACATCCTCTCGCGCCGGACGAAGGTCAAGACCGAGGAGCAGGTCGAGGCGTTCATAGACGATTTGGAGCAGATCATTCGGGCCGTCGAGCAGGTCCAGATGGACGTCTCCAGGGAGATGCTGAGGAGGAGGGAGTGATGACCGACAAGCACGATAAATACATCGTGTCGTACAAAGACGCGGAGGTGATGCATCGGATCGAGAACTACATGGCCGCCTACGACGGCAACGACCTCCTCCACGACATTGAATTGAATTTCCCCAAGGTCTCATACCGCGCGTTCTTTCTCGCGGCGAGGAGGACGTACGGAGACATCGGCGCAAGACTGGTGGCGATGGGCGAGGAGGAAGCAAGATTGGTCGCCGCGTTGAGAGAGTGCCGGCGAACTTGATATTAATCCGCTCAGTTAAATTCCCGCCCGTGAAGGACCTGTACAAGATAAATCGTGGGGAATAAGCTCAGGCCTGTTGGCTGGTCTCCTCCAACGGGCCTAATAACCCGGAACCAAAGGGCCGGCGGACAACTCTTACACTGCCCTTAACATGGGCCAGTCGCGGTCGATAAAACTGGAGGCCGCACTTCCTCAGCCAAAGGGCTCGCAGACGGGAAAGCATGTGCTTTGCCGCAGCGGGCCTTTGTGCTCTTTCACAAAACACCCGCGCAGCGAGCTCTCGCCCACCGTCTCTAAGAGGATGGAGGAGAGTGATGGCTGCACATACAAACATCGGCCCCGCTCCAACGAGACCGATGTCCGCTTCACTGCCTGTAAGGGGCCGGGTCGTTGATGAACGACCAAGCTGCCCTTTTAGCACAACTTCCCCGCGTGTTCCAGGGGCCTCGCCGAAGGCGGGGCACGCGTGCAGGAGGCGGCCATGATGGACCACTTTGACATCCCTGCCGCACTACGCCCGTACGCGAGAGAGCGACGCTGGGTGGTCTGGCGCATGGAGGAGGTAGCGGGCAAGCCGACCAAGGTGCTCTACCAGCCCGACGACCCTGCGCGAAGGGCGAGGTCCAATGATCCCAAGACCTGGGCTGATGCGGACACCGCGCTCGAGGTGGCCGAGATAGATGGGTTCGACGGGATCGGCTTCCAGCTGCTCGACGGAGAGCTGGGCGCGCTCGACCTCGACCACTGCCGCAATCCAGACACGGGTGAGATTGTGCCATGGGTCAGCGATCTGGTGGCCAAGGCCTGCTCCTACACAGAGATCACGCCATCCAAGACTGGGCTGAGGATCATCGGCGTGTACAGCGGAGGCCACGCTAGGGCGATGGGCAAGCGGCCGATCCCGGGGGCGAACGGCGCCACCGTAGAGGCCTATCCGCCGAGCGTGAGGTACATCACCGTCACTGGGGACCGGCTCGATGGCACACCGAATGACATGGGCGACATTACCGCCGTAATCGATGGCGTGATCGCAGAGCTGGGCGGCAAGACGAAGACCAAGGCTAAGGCGAGCAAGGATGATGCTGGCGAGGACGACGGCGAGCTCCCGGCCTCACTGACCAAGGCGCTGTACATCCCAGACGGGGGTGCCGGCAAAGCCCACGCCGGGTACGCCTCCCGCAACGAGCTGTTGTTCGCGTTCATCGCGGACGCGCTCAGGGCCAGGATCGGTGACGAGCGGATCGCCGCCGCCTGCCTCGATCCCGCCCACCGAGGCCACGCCATCTACGAGCACTGCGAGGAGAACGGCGGAAGGCAGTACGCAGAGCGCCAGATCCAGCAAGCGCGGGCCAAGGTCCGGGTCGCCTACGACGACCTGATGCTGACCGATTTGGGCAACGCGCGGAGGCTGGTCGCCAGCCACGGCCCAGACATGCGGTACGTCCCAACGTGGAAATCCTGGATGACCTGGGTGGATGGCCACTGGAGGCGGGACGAGGACGGCGCCGTGGTCAGGATGGCCAAGGCCACCGTGGAGCTGATGCACACGGAGGCCGCCCAGATCAGTGACGAGGGCAGGCGGACTGCCGTGAGGGTGTGGGCGATCAAGAGCCAGAGCCAGCAGCGGCTGGCCGCGATGGTCAAGCTGGCCGAGAGCGAGCTCGAGGTGGTCGCCCACGTTGAGCAGCTGGACGCCGACCCGCTGGTGCTCGGGGTCAGGAACGGGGTCGTCGACCTTCGCAACGGCACGTTCAGGGCGGCCCGCCGCGAGGACTACGTGACCAAGATCGCTGGCGTGGCCTACGACGCCAGGGCCGAGTGCCCAAATTGGGTGAAGTTTCTCGCCACGATCTTCGACTCCGAGGGCGTGATCCAGTTCCTGATGCGGGCCGTCGGATACTGCCTGACCGGCCTGACCGTCGAGGAGGTGCTGTTCGTATTGGTGGGCACTGGGGCCAACGGCAAGACCACGTTTCGCGAGACCATCTACACCATGATGGGCGACTACGCCGTGGGCTCGGACGCCAGCCTGCTGGTCACCTCCAGGCGGGGAAACGCCGCCACGCCCGACATAGCCAGACTGCATGGTCGCAGGATCGTCACCATCAACGAGACGGAGGAGAGCGACGAGCTCAGCGAGCAGCGCATGAAGTTCATCACTGGCAACGACGTGATCACCGCCCGCAACCTCTACGAGAAGCTGTTCGACTTCAGACCCACGCACAAGTCGTGGCTGACCACCAACCACAGGCCGATCGTCAAGAGCGGCGACGAGGGCACGTGGAGGCGCATCGTGATGATCGAGTTTCTCAAGACGATCGCCAAGAAGGACCGAGTGGTCGACTTTCGAGAGACGCGGCTGACGCCAGAGCTTCCGGGCATCTTGAACTGGGCGCTGCGTGGCCTCAAGGCGTATCGTGCGAACGGCCTGGTTCTGCCGGACGAGGTCACGGTGGCCACCGATGACTACCGCGAGGACATGGACATCATCGGTCGCTGGCTCAAGGAGCGCTGTGCCGAACAGGACGACATCGTGACCGCGAGCTCAGTGCTCTACGATAACTTCGCGGAGTGGTCGCGAGAGGAATTGGGGTGGTTGCTGGGCAAGTCCGCGTTTGGCAGGAAGCTCGCCGAGCGCGGCTACAAGCGGAGCAAGATCGCTGGAGACAGGGGTTGGCGCAGGCTCTTCTTGAAGATGTGAGAGAGGGACTGATCAGGGACTGGAGGACTGATAAAAAGGGGTTTTCTGTAAAGTCCTCTATAAGGGTGATTAGCTAAAAGAATACACAACCCCCCTTTTCTCAGTCCCTCCAGTCCTGATCAGTCCTGGGAAAGGAGGCGGTTCCACGGTGAAGATCACCCCTAAGCCTTTGAGAATGGGGCCAAAAGCCTCGATGAAGCTCAGGCGGCAGCGCTACAAGGTGCGGCTGTATCAGGGCAGGATGGTTGTCCCTCTTGAGCTCTGCCCTGCCATCCTAGACCTCCTCGTGCGGCATGGGATCGCAACTCCTGCCCAGGTGGACGCGGCCTGCACGCCTGAAGGTAAGATGGTATTAGGCCAGGCCATAGCCGCCTGGTTCCGCAGGTCCACAGCCTAAGTTCCATCCCCATGGAGCGCGGCTGGCTCGTTTCCAAAGGCTTTAGGCTATGGAGTTACCCTCCCTCGCAGACCCTCCTCCATGGCCTTCCTCCAGGCCCGTGGAACCCAAGTTCCATCTAGGGAACCCAAGCTCCAGCGGGGAATGGCTCTTACGGGAGGGGGGGCGGTAGCGAAAAAGGAATTTCCCCGAATCACGGACCGCGGCGGTGCGAAAAATGATACATATTTCTCGTTACAAATGAACCACTTAGCCGTGTCCCTTCGCGAACCCCTTGGAAACCCTAGCGAAACGGGTCCTCATGCCAGACGTCTGGCATCCACCCGTTGGGGGTACTAGGGTAGGCTTAAACCTGTTTCTCTAGTGATTTCAAGGGGTTCCCTCATGGGGGATTCCCCACACCTGTTTCTCTAGGGATTTCAAGGAGTTCCCTAAAAACAGGCTCTAAACTACCCCAATACCCCCAAAAACAGGCCCCCTGGCCTCGCGCAGCCCTGCCTGGGGCTCCTGGGCTAGGCCACGAGGGCCAGGGAGAGGGGTCGTGAGGGCGTACGCTGGGATGATGTAGGTATCCTTACATCATGCGGGCGGCCGCGGAAACCAGGAGGGGAAATTCCGCGGCCGCCGCACTCGCGCTAGGCGGAGTGAGGGCCGTCCAGCGCCTCTTCCCGCCGGGCGGCAGCGGGAAGCCGAAACTCCTCGGCGATCCTGAGAATTTCGTAGACGTTGGTCCCGGGCGGGCGCTCTCGCCACGCGAACCTGACCAGGTCTGGCTCCTCCGGGTAGCGCTCCCTGAGCCCGGCGAACATGGCGCGGATGCTCGCCCTCCGCTGCGCGTCCTGATCCGTGGCGCTGGGCGCTCTCGCCGCGGCCCGCCTCCGCTTGTTCTCCCGCAGCCAGTAGCTCGCGTCCGCCTTGGTCATCTTAAGTTCCTCTCGCTCAATAGGGCCGCTGCTGCTCCGGGCCCTCCTCGGCCGGGGTCATCTGGGTCATCCGGTTCGTCTGCGTGTCCTTGAACAGCCCGTCGCCCTCCAGGCCGACCCTGGTCCCGGGCGGGGCCTTGATGTCCGCGACCAGCTTCCCGGTGGCGTTCACGTCGACCTGCTGGCGGCTTGCCTTGTCCACGGCCGAGCGGTCCAGCTGCCTGTCGGGCCAGTCCGCGAACCTCGCGGACCGCGCGGCGTCCCTGGCCGCCAGTATCTTCAGCTTGTTCGCGGCCGCGGCGGGGCTCATCAGCTCGAAGTGCATCGGGTCCCCGAACCGCCCGCCCCAACTCAGGCCGCGCCTCCAGGCCATCTCCTCGACGTCCTCGGGCAGGTCGGTGGTCTTGCCCCCGAACGGGTTTCGCTCCGGGTTGATGTCGACTGCGGTGCCGTAGGCGTGCTCGGACAGGCCCCCGCCGCCGCGCTTGGTCCGGTAGTTGTACCCGCCGATGTCCCCGATCTTGTAGCCCCTGTCGATCAGGTCGTCGCCCAGGGCCTTGAACTGCTCCGCGCCCGCGGCGTTCACGGTGACCGTCTTCCCGTTCTTCAGCGTGATCTTGGTCAGGTTGGTCCCGGGCGTCCCGAAGATGCCGCTCTCGGCCGCGTTGAACTCCCCGGGCTCGCCCCTCCGCCGCTCGTAGCCCCTGGCCACGCCCCCGGCGGTGGGTTGCTCGGAGGCGGTCTGGGGCGTCTTGCTCAGCTGGGTCTGGAACTTTGAGACGCCCTCGGGCCAGCCCTTGTTCAGCCCGCCGGGATCGTTGGCCGCCCCGGGCGGGGCGTAGGTCCGGGCCATGCCGGGAATGGTCCCGCCTCCGGTCCTGTAGTTCTTGCCGATGCTCCTGCCAGCGGCCGCGATCCCGGTCGCGACGTCGGGGAAGCTCTGCCCGGTGCTCATGCCGGTCTTCGGATCCATCAGCCCGGCGGGGTTGTTCTTCTCCCGCAGCATGGC